TTCAGATAGGTTCTTCAGACTCATACGACAACATTCGCACTCCGTTGCGATTTTGTTGTCCTTTTGTTGTCCTTTGCCTTTTACATATGCTTCAAACCCGTATAAATACTGGGTTTTCTAGTTCAAACTTTTCATCGTCGGGATTAGCTTAGTGCAGTTTTCGTCTTGTTTCGTCTTAATACACAGCACCGCAAAAATAAAGCTCCGGCATAAATGATAACGGTTTTTTCATTCCGTCTTGTTTCGTCATATTCGTTTTATTTGAGTTAAAATCTGAGTTAAATTTCATTCTCTGAGATATGTCCCAGTATTGTCGGTAAACTTACCGAGTGCAATCTTCCATACATCCCACCAATAACACTTAAAGAACAAACCACCAGTAAAGAGATACAACAACCCCATTCCTATCCTGCCAACATAAAACTGATGCAATCCAAACCAGCCGCCAAAAATGCACATGAGTAGAGCTGTATGCTTTTTCTTGTCGCTTGTCACAGAAACATAATTTGCCATAGTATGCACCTCCTTCTTGCTCAATTATCCACTTTACTTTACTAAAAGTCAAATTATTTTAACTAAAAACCCCGTCTGCTGTATGATTCAACAAACGGGGCTGCTGCCATTATGAAATTTTTATCTTGCCCTCCAGCTTTTCAAAAGATTCCTTCTTTTTGCTTTCGGTTGCCTCAGCGTATATGTTCATGGTTGTGCTTATATCACTATGCCCCATAACCTCCTGAATAACCTTGATATTAGTTTCATTCTCACAGAACCGGGTACAAAAGGTATGTCTGAGATTATGCACAGAGAAATGACGGATAAGCACGGGCTTACGCTTTTCCTTTTTTGCCCTCTGTTCTTCCTCCTCATTGTATGCCAGGCGTATCCGCTCAATGGCTCTGTTGATAGTCTGAGGGTTATGCACATATCCGTTTCTGTTCGTGAACACAAAATCTGTATAGCCGTCCACCTCTGCCTTTTCCCCCGTGTAGCCCACATACCACTGCAACTGTCTCTCCCGGAGTAGTGCCTGCCGTACTTCCTCCAGCATAGGCACCGTGCGGCATCCGGCGCTTGTCTTTGGTGTGGTTATGTGCATTTCACAATGTCCGCTGTCCTGCACCCGGTAAATGAGGTTGTGGTTTATGCTTATGGTGCGATTCTCAAAGTCGCAATCCTGCCAGCGTAAACCAATTATCTCCCCAACCCTGCACCCTGTTCCAAGGAATACGGTAAACAGTGGCAGCCAATGATTGTATATTTCAGAATTTGCCATATAACCGATAAAAGCCTCCTGCTCCTCTATCGTAAGGGCGTGCCTCTTTGGTTTCTCCCAATCATGCCCTCTTTTGATTTCTGCCATAACGCCATCTGTCGGGTTGGATCTGATATATCCATCACGCACCGCCAGCGTAAAAATCGGATGCAGTATAGTGTTGACAATCTCCATACTGTTAGGCTTGAATTTCTTTTCCGTTATCAGCCCATTGTAAAATGCCTTAATGTCTGAATAGCGGATAGAGGAGATTTTGCGGTTGCCTATTTCGGCCTTGACATATTTTTCATACATATAGTTGTAGTTGGTACGGGTGGATTGTTTCAGCTCACGCTTACCGGCCATATAGAGCTTAAACATATCATTGAGCGTTATCTGTGCGGCTCTCTTGCCGTCTATCCCGTCCCTTTTATCCTGAGCAATGCCATCCTCTTTTTCTCTAAGGCTCGGCCCCTCTCTCTTTCCCTGTGGTGTTCTGTCTGTAGGCACTAACTTCCAGCTATAAACCGACTGCCGCTTGCCGTTGGATGCCATATACTGATACCGGTACCGTCCATCCTGCATCTGGTCCTCGCCGTCTTTTAGTATCCTGCCTCTATTATCTTTTCTCTTAATACTCGCCATTATTATAACCTCCATTTCAAAAGGGGATAGGGCAGCAGTACGCCACCCCGGATTGATTACCATATCAACTTACCCTTAATACCCTCATACATTCATAGCAGCAAGAGCCGCTCTATATCCAGCATAGAATCCGGCGTGTACCGCTGACTCCTCATAGTCTGCAAAGTCCTCACTTGTAAGTGTTCCCTTTGCAAGTTTTTCATCCATTTTGGAGCTGACCTTTGCAAGTGTGCTGTCATACTCTGATTTGAGAGTTGCATTGCCCTCCAAATATTCCTCATAAAGCTCCTCAATAGGTTTGTTGTTATCCATCTTTAATCCTCCTTACGGCTTTCTTTCCACGCCTCAAACTTTTTCAAATTTACGGGGTCCTCATAGAATTTCTTAACTGCTGTGAGAAAAGTAATGCTCAAATTCTGAATATCCGATTTTGAAATTTGCGTAGTGTCAATGGTTGCTGTCTGCATGATACTGAAATTCCTCCTTTTCATACCGCCCGGAGAATGTTATAATAATGACAAAATCCGGGCTGAATGGGTGCGTTCCTGATGTTTGGATTGTTGCCCCTGTCAGAGTTGCCGCTCTGACAAGGGCTTATTTTTATGCTACTGTAAACCGTCTGCTTGTGGTCTGCTTGCAATACTGAGTGTAAAGCTCCGGCATAGCTGCCTTTAATGCCTTACCATCCAAACGGCTGCTGATGATTTCTTTCCAGCGGATAATGAAAGAGCCAGTGTTGTGTTCGTCCTCTCCGTTGGCATCCAGCTCTGCTTTGAGTTCTTCCCTGATTGCCTCTGCCTGAGCCTCAAGCTCTTTCTGCTGTGCCTCGATTTCCTTTAATTTCTTAATTCTGTTATCCATCATTCTGTTTGTCATATCGTTATCCTCCTTGTTATTTAGTAGGTCAAGCCCCGGCAGGCTTTAAACATCTAGTCACTTCCCTGGACCTCTCAATCTCTCTTATCCTGCTACCCAGTGTTATGTCGCGTTCTTGGTTTCCCTCTCGGTACTTTCGTCCGCTTTCGCTTGACCTGTATTTAATTGCTGTTCTCTTGAACTGATATTATAATACCATAGGGGACTAAGGATTTCAATATACATCTTGCACAAACTTAGGGGACTAATATTGTGTATATCCACCATAGTCCCCTAAGTTGTTTTATGATATACTCATAGGGTAGGGTGGAGTAGGGGACCCTCTGCTATAACCCACCATACAGATAGGAGGATGCCATGAGTGCATACAACGAAAAAAGCAAGGAATACACTATGAACTACATGAAGGAAAAGCTGGATGAAATAAAGTTCCGTGTACCTAAGGGGCAAAAGGAGGTCTACCGGGAACACGCTGAGAGTATGGGGGAAAAGCTCACTCCCTTTATTATCCGTGCCATAAATGAAACTATGGAGCGTGACCGGAACAAATAGACAACTGCTGCCAGTAATGCAAGCCTCTCAGACGCTCTCTGAGGGGCTTTTGCTTTCAGAGGGTCAATTCCTCGTCAAAATCATTTCAAGCACATTCTCGGTCACGCTGGGGCTGTTCCTGTGCATCTCACGCACGCGCGTATGCCGTGTTTACATATTCCCCTCGTCCTTTTCCTCTGTTCTTCCTGTTCTCTCAAAAATAAGGTCTTTATCCCTCTATTCTGCCATACCATAATGCCTATCAGACAAGGGGCATCCCATACACCGATATTTTCAAAATGCCAAAAATCCGTTACATTCTGCCCCAAAATCCTTATTTTTCAACTGTGCATATTACATTTACCGTTGCGGCAGCAGTACCTTCCGGGGCATTGGCCGGCTGTTCCCTCCAGCCAAAATTCTGCACCAGGGTAAACCTTGCACCTATATAACCGTTTGTGCTATATAGCTGTTCTTCCGCATATTCCTCCACCCTCAGTTTTGCCTCGGTTATGATATTCATAAATTCAGCCTTTGCCTGATAGTCAAGCAGGCTTTTCCTCGTAGCAAACCCAAGAGCCAACGCAAGCCCTGTTATGGTGGGAGGTTTTCTGCCTCTCAGTACAGGACGCCCCCGGCGGTCAAATATGGGGCTGCCGTTATCGTCCCTTACCAGTTCTCCCCTGCACGATATGAAATAGCTGTCAATCCTTTTCTGCATATCCGCACCGCTGCTATACTTCGGTGGGCGTCCTCTCGTCCGGCTCATCTTCCTCACTTCCTTTCAGGTACCTGTAACACCTTTTCTTAACGCTATCCTCTGTGTTCCTGCCGCCTGCTGCCGTTGCTATCTCTTTCCAGCTCATATTGTTTACAAATCGTAAAGTGAATATATACCGGGTATAACTGTCTGGTATGTCATCTATGAACTGCTGCAGATTGTCACGCCTTGCAATCATTCTCTCCAGTATTTCCCGTCTGCTTTCTATCTCCACAATCTGATGTTCCAGTTTGCTTTGATAAAATCCGGTTGCGTGTGGCATACCCGTGTAATTAGGGCTGGAGGGACGGGAGGGTACGCATGACATTCACGCTGTAATAGGTATGCCCCTGAGCTGCAAAAGGCCGTATCTTGCAAAAGAAACTATTGTATGAACCAGCTCCGAAAACAGAATCAAACGCCTCCCGGAAATTACTTTCCACTATCTGTAAGACGGCTGTATCAGCTATGCTCTCAGCCGTTCCCTCTGCCGTGAGGCTAATTTTCTGCAAGGGTTCAATCATTTTCCCTATGTCATTAAAAGCCTCTTTGTAGCGTATGATTATGCTTGCATCCAGAGGATTGAAGGCAATACTGCCCAGCGTTTCCCCCTGCTTGTTGCATACCGTATATTGCTTAGTTTCTGAATAGTCCATGTCAAATCCTCCGATTATCGGACTGCTGCCCTTTGGAACATAAAACAATCCACAGCATCATCCTCATATTCCTTGAATATGTTGATAAGATATGGTGCTGAGTTTTCCAGAGCATACACTCCGTATAGTGTGATACAACTGCCTCCCGGTGCCGCCTCCGTTCCAATAATGCTAAAGCCGGCCAAGTCATCAACAGTAATATCCTCCCATTCTAAGTTGTCAGCCATCTCCAGCACGGATGCCGGTATGATACCTCTCTGTAAATTTGAATTTTCCATTGTGGTTTACCTCTGATTCTTTCCATTGTGTTGTCCTCCTTGCTCCAACATAGATTTGATTTGTATATCCGCTGCCACTCAGCGGAGTGTTGACCCACAATTTTCCATAGTGGGCTATGGGGTTCGCCGTCCATAGATTTAATTTATATATCCGCAGCACACTCTGCGGTTGTGTGAACGCCGTCGCGTTTATGTCCCTGCAACGCCGGGATTTATATAATCAGCTATCTGTTCAACTGCTCAGCTATCGTCTGCAAAGCATATACTTTCAAAAGCTCAATCGCCTGGTCCAGTGTGTAGCCGTCCTCCACCAGAGCAACAACCCTTTTCGTGGTTTCCTTTTGGAAATTGAGGAAACCGACACGCTTTGCCTCATCCTGATATATCTTTACCTGTTCCTCATGTGTCATGGTCTTACCTCCCAAAACAATCCAATTTCAAAATCTTACAATTTTCCTCACGCGCGTATATACGCCCACGCTCAGGCGGATTAGGCGGTGTTTTTCCCCTCTAATCTCTCTATTTATTACTTTCAATAGAAAAATAGAGTAATATTGTAAGAAAAGCAGTTCAAAGCTAGTAAAATCAATGGTTTAGGCATATTACGCAAACATTACTTTTTCCTCACATTTCATAATTTGCGTGAGATTTTGTATCTTACACTTTTTTGAGATGTAAGGTTTTTGTAAGATAAATTGTAAGATTTGCGTAAGACTGCCTATTTTCTAGGGACAAAGCACCTTTGCGTGTTGTAGTCAACGCCTATGTACTTTGATTTATCTGCCCTCTGCCAGCCCTGCATATTGGAAATAACTGCCCTGATTTCTGCCAGGTCACTAGGCCTGCAGTTGCTAAGGGTACCGTTGAAAAGCTCACACCATACCTCTATAGGGCTTATGCGGTCACGGTCTACCATTTCATAATTACCGAGAGCATTCTGCGCCCAGAAGTCACGGCGGCGGTCAATCGGCCATTTCGTCCAATCAGAGGGAACCTGCTTATTGACAAAATCAATGATTGGCCCCTCTTTAGGGGAGGCATCTCTGTGCTGTTCCTGTTTCTCCTGAGCAAGAGTTTCAAGCTCGCCTGTAAGATACAACGGCTCTCCCATCTGCCAGCGTGTTTTTGCCTCAGCCCATATCTGATCTATTGTGTCATCCGTGAGGTCTTTCCACACGGTTTTATTCCTTGCATTTATACCGACATCTACCGGCCAGAAACGGCGGTTACCTGTGGTATCCTGTAAAAAGTCCATCTGGTTGCAGGTGCCAAAGAATACGCACCGCCTTTTGAACTCGCTCATATTTCTGCCGTAAGCTGCACGGTATCTGTCAACCCTGAGTGAGAGAAACTGCTTTATCCTTGAAACATCTGATTTCTTGAACGCATCCAGCTCCGCAACCTCTACAAGCCAAACACCCGGCAGCAGTTCGGATGCCTCCTTGCCCTCAAAGGTACGGATTGAATCATTGAACCAGCCACGGCTCATTTTATCCAGCAAGCTGCTTTTTCCTATGCCCTGCGGACCACAAAGGATAAGCATATTGTCAAATTTGCATCCGGGAACCATAGCCCTGTTGACTGCTGCCGTAAAACTTTTTCTGCACACCGCCCTTGTGTAGCTGTCATCCACCGCTCCCAGATAATCAACAAAGAGGGTGTCAAGCCGTGGTACACCATCCCATGAGAGAGTGTTGATGTAGTCCGTAACCTCATTGAAAGAATGTTCTGCCGCCTCCAAGTCAAAAGCCGCATCTATGTTTCCCCTTCCGGTAATGCCATAAATGCTTTCCATATATTCATAAAGTCCGTTATTATCCGTATCACTCCACAGACGGCGATCTGCCTCATCATTCCATGGCAGTACACCAAGTACCTCACGCCTGCCTGAGAACTCATTGAGTGCAAATTTCCCTTTTAATGTCGGGTCATTGTCTAATATGATTCTGATATTCTGAATGGTCTTTTGTATTCCTCCGGTTGCCGTCCTCTTTATATTTGCTGTCCAGCTTGTGTCTGCTGCCTCCATACTTTCAGCCACACCCTCAAAGTCCCTTGTAGCCTCTGCAATCCGTTCCCTTGTCATAAGCTCAGAAACAGACGGGTCCGCAACCGCCAGCTCACACATTTTACTGTAGGACGGCAAACGGTTGGCAGGTGTGCCGTCCTTTGCCTCATCATCCAGCTCCCCAAACTTATGCAGCCGTACAAGGTCAAAGGCATTTACAAGCCTGCCACTGCATGGGTCAGTTGCATGGTGTGAAAAAAGGAATTTGTTATTGTCATAGGTCAAAGCACCTCCGGCTGTTGAACCACCCAGATAGGTGTATCTGTTTGGGTCGGAATCCACCGCCTCATAAAGCCCCGGAAGGAATTTCTCCATAGCTGAGCAAATATCATAGGTACGGCAGAAAGCTCCGACTACTCCCGGCTTTTCTTCCGGATTGCCCTGCTTTGTTGCAAGTGCT